CGGCGCGCATTGATCATACCGTGCTGGCACCCGATGCCACGCGCAAGGATATGGAAAACGCCTGTGTCCTCGCACGGGCGTATGGTTTTAAGGCCGTGTTCACGAACCCGTACTGGACGCCGCTGGTAGCCGAACTGCTGGACGGCAGCGGCATTGCGGCGGGGATTTCGGCGGCGTTTCCGCTCGGTTCGTTGTCTACCGACGCTAAGGTCGCGGAAGTCATGGATGCCGTGGCCCGCGTCGACGGCAAACCCTGCGCCGTGGACATGGTGACCAACATTGCCCTGTTGAAGGAAGGGCATTTCGACGACTACACACGGGATATCGCCGCAGTGGTCAACGCGGTGGAAGGGCGGGGCATCATCGTCAAGGCGATCCTCGAAACGTCGCTCCTCAATGCGGAGGGAATCCGCACGGCTTGCCGCTGTGCCGCCGAAGCGGGCGTGGACTTTGTGAAGACCTCGACCGGCAGGGCGGGGGCCCCGGCGCTCTCACATATCCGGATCATGCGTGAGGCGCTCCCCGCCCACGTTGGCATCAAGTTCTCCGGCTTCGGAACGCTCAATGCTCCGGAACTCGCGCTGTGGGCCTTTTTCCTTGGCGCGGATGTGCTCGGTTCTCCTTGCGGGGATGTCGTTGTTGATGTGTTGTCCTCCGGCTATGCCGAGGTCGGGATGCTCGCTGGATCTTGATGTGTCCTCAGCGGAGTTTGGCGGCAACGCTCTACTTCATGCGTAAACTGAAATGGCAAGGGAGGTCCGCCTCCCTTTTTTCGTGCGGGATGCGGTGCCTTTTGATCGCTTTTCTACAAAGGTGGGCTCATTGCATCTTTCAGAAAAGGATCTATAATAAAGGAAGAAGGGGAATAGGATGAAAAGATTGAGTGCAGGCCTTGAACTTGTACTTTAGGAAAGGAGGTCTACTCCAATGTATATAAAGTTGCGGAATATGATGAGGCGGAGGCGGAGGCCCCCAAAACCTAAGCAACAATAAACAGGAGACGATTCCGATGGGCAAAACAGTGATGGTTCTGGTTATCCCGGAACCTAAAGTGCGGAAGGCGACGGCAAAGCCGGTTCGAAAGCATAAGGACAAAACAGCCTATAGCCGCAAGGTGAAGCACAAGACCCCCGAATGGGGGTCTTTTTTTACCCCAAAGGTAAAAACATAGACCAATTATTTCAGGTTATTGCTTGATGTTTTCGGGAGTGCTCTCGGACTGCCACATATTTTTTGCCACATATTGCGGTTCGGGGATTGCCTCCACAGCGGCTCTTTTCTGTAAGCTGAGGACATGCTGATAGTGCTTCAGGATCATCGTCAGATTGGCGTGCCCCACGAGTTTCCCGACAGTCCCGATATCCACGCCCGCGGCAATGGCCTCTGTAACAAAAGCATGGCGCAGGTCATAAGGGCGAATCCGTCTCTGTATACCCGCACGGAGGAGGGTTCTATGCCAGGCTCCGTGAATGCATTTTACGGGTTTCCCTCCATAATGTATGACAGATGCAACCCTCTTTGCTCTATCGACCTCTTGCCATGCCTTCAATTCCTCCACGAGGGATTGCCTGATTGGAATATCCCTGACAGGCTCCGCCTTGTTCTTTTGGGCGGCGCGTAGGTGTATCACCTTGTTTTCCAAGTCCACATCGGACCACATCAAGCCAAACAGCTCTGACGGCCCTACACGCATCCCCATTTGCGAGCCAAGGATGACAACCCTCCGGACATGTTCCGGCGCATGGACAAACACCAGAGCAAGCTCTTGCTGTGTGGGAGGGATGAAGTGCTCGTATTCGATATGGGGAAGCTTGGGAATCCTTGGAAGCTCACGCAGCAATTCGTTTTGATACGCCCAACGGATGACCGAAAAGACCTGTCCGATACATCTTTTCAGGGTCGACGCCCTGATCCCGAAAGAAAGGAAATGGCTCATCAGCTGCTTTAATTTCGTATTATCAATATCGGAAAGAGGCGTGTCTTTCAGGAAGGCGAGCGAGCGCTTCATGTTCTTCAAATGTCTTTTCAGTGATCTTTCGGAGAACCGCTTGTCTTTCAGGAACAGGTAGTACGCGGATTCAAAGGTATGCTCCACCTGCGGCGCTTCCGCTTCCTCCCGCCGGAAGAAATCCCGTTCATACTTGAGCTGAAACTTCTTGAGTGCATCCTGTTTTTTTGCTTCTTCCTCCGTTTCGACGTAAAGTGACTCACGCTTGAGCGTAAAGGGGTTGTTCCAGTACACTTCCCACGGCTTTTTACGGCCTACCCTTTGTCTGATGGCCATACTGAATAGCTCCTGAGCAAAGGGGGCCGTGCCAGCCACTACTGGACGGCCCCCATATTGAATTCTGCGAAAAGTTCCTCTGCGGATTTTCCGATGACGCACCCTGCTGTTTTGAGTGATCGTCGGCGCTTGGGAACTCCTGCCTTTGCCTGAGCCTCAGCATGTAATGTGTCGATCACCGTCATAACGGCGCGCCGTGACCAGCGCAAGGTTTTGCGTTCCTTGCCCCACGGAAGGCTCACAGGCTGGACGCCACGGGACAGCAGGATTGCCCGCGCTCTCTCTTCTCCAATGTTCATGACGGAAGCGGCCTGTTTGGTCGTCAGGAGTTCCGGTTCCATGCTGTTCTCCTATACGGTCTTGCGGGTGGCCTTCCCTCTTTGGGCTATGGCTTCCAATCTACCGATGATGAAGTGGATTAACGCTCTATTTTCCTTGCGCTCTTTGCGGAGTTTCTTGATCTCCCCGCACAGCCTGAACACAACGATGGACGGTCCCATCTCATCAAAGGCTCGGGAGTCTCCGAGCATGTCGCCGATGGCAGCGGCTCGGATGTAGTCGAGTTCTTCGGAGGTGATTCTGGCCATTTCATTTTTCCCTGCGCGTTGTTGTCCGGACGCGCCCCCGGGCGGCTCTATTTCTTCCCGCGCCGATGGCGGCAGAACGGGCATTCCCTGAGCTTGCTGACGGTTCCGCAGACGGGGCAAGCCTTGGGAGACAGTCCGTCGCTGAGGTGGGCCATTTTGCAAGCACCGTTTATCTGGGCGAAGTTCTTTTGCTTGCGTGATTTCGGGGCTTCATCCGACATGGCGTTCCGCTTCCTTGTTGATGGCTTCAAGCGCGGTGCAAACGAGATGTGCCAGACCTGAGAAGGCATCGTCCTGAAGGTTCAGTTCGGGGAAGAACTCCACATCGATGCTGAGGGTATTTTCCTTTGGTGTTTCGGAAATGGTGATGGTTGCGCGGCGGGGTTCGCTCATCACTGCACCTCCAGACATTCTGCGGGTTCCTGTTCAAGGGCTTTGGCAGCATCGGCAGCCTTGGCGACTTCGGCACTTTCCGGCTTATGGTCATAGTCGAGCAGGGAAGGCTGCTTTTCTTCCGGAGTCATGGGGCGGCGCTGCACTTCGGCGTAAGGCGGTTCGGCCTCGACCCAGACCATTTCGAAGGTGTTCCAGTCCTTCAGGCAGTCGCAGAAGATTTCCCGTTCTTCCTTGCCTTCGCGGTAGAGCTTGGCGGCATCCTTGGCGATCTTCTCCTGCTGCTCAATGAGACGCTTGTATAGCTTGCGCTGCCCGTCGAGTTCGGCCTCGTACTTTTCGATCTGATCCAGAGCGTCGGCCATTTCCTGACCGTATTCGATTTTTTCTTGTTCGGTGAGCGGCTGGGCGATCAGGATGTGTTCTTCCCGATGCCATGTGACCTTGTCGCCGAAGGTGCGCCTGCGGCGTTCCCAACGGTCGGAAAGGCCGATGCTCAGGCCTTCGGACAGGTCGGGGTTGCGGGTGCACTCGAGACACGGGGCTGGCGTCGCCGGAAGCGTGGTTGCGCAGAGGGCACAATCAAAACCGTAGGGTGTCCGCTCGCCGCATACCGGACAGAGAAGCGTCAGCTTGCCTTTATCCATCTTGGCCTCCCATTCGAGAGGAAGATTTCCACAGGTGGAGCAGTCGCGCACGGGGGTCGATTCGAGAGGAGCGCCATCACCTTCGGACAGTCCCTTTTCTTCCGCCAGCCATTCGGGAATGGCGATCTCTACATTGGTATCCCCGCGCTCCGCATTGAAGTCCGGTATCTGCGAGAGGGGAAGCCAGAGTTCGCTTTCCCCGCACCGGATCAATACGGCGCTGTCGGTGGCCTGTAAGATTTCGGCATAGATGGTCACGGTACGCGATTCCTGAGAATCGGCGGGCTGTGCGGTTTTTTTCTTTCTGGGCATGGTGGTGTTCCTTTGCCGGGTATGAAGCCCCCGGCGAGGCTTTTACGATAGGGAAGCTGGAGGGTTACCGGACTTGGAGGCTGTACGTTTTCACCAGAGCGCAGCCGGGGATGGTCAACCCGGACTTGAGGGATTCTTTGATGACAGCCTTGTCCGGCTCCACTGTTGTCTTTGTGCGGCGGTACAATTCGGGAAGTTCTTCCGTCTGCGCTGTGACGGCGACTCCCTCGGATTCTCGGACGCTGATTGTGTAGGCGTTGCCGGATACTTTCTTGAGGCCATTGCTGCGGAGCGTAAAGGTGTAGTGCTCTTTCAGCCATGCAAGACGTGATTCTGCCGTTTTTGCCTTGGCGGTGAGTCGTTTTGCTTCTTCCTTGCAGGCGTCGGCCAATGCGGTCTGGATCTTCAAGAACTGCCCGAATCCATCCACTTTGTCGGCTTCGACTTTGGCGAGTTCATCCATGTAGGCGTCCATAGCCTCGCGTTGTCCCGGAGTCAGTTCCTCGTCGGGGATGGAAAGCATCCCGGCGATTTCCTGCTGAATTTCATTGAAGGTCGGCATGTTTCACCTCGTTAAAAGGGCACGTCATCCATTACCGCGTTTTCGGACGGGAAGGGCATTCCGTAGGTGCCAGCCTCCGGCGCGGCCTGACGCTTGGTTTTTCCCGCATTGCCCGTCACGGGGCCGTCAGTGATGATTTCTCCGCCGTGGACGATAGTGGCGTAGGCTTCTTTGTCGGGTGTGATGACGCAAGCCATTTCGTTGTTCCAGTATTCCCGCCCGTCGTCCTTGCATGTCGGGCGAGGATTGATCTTGACGCGGACAGGGAAACGTAACCCCGTCAAAGAGGTGACATCCTGCATCTTGAGGGGCTTTTTTGCGGCGACGCACATGGCCTTGAGGGTCGCGCCGCCTATATTGCAGGCCGTGCGTTGGCCGTCATTGAGCGGTATGTCCTGCTCACCGAAAGGGAGCGTGATGTTTTGCCGGAAGCTCACACCCTGATATTGCCCGTGGGAGACGGTGAATTGGCAATATATTTGCCGGAGGCCGGAAGAAGCTACGGAAATGAAAGGATTGTCATGTGCCTGTCTTTCCTGATTGGGCTTCAATATTTCGATTTCGACCATGACGATGCTTCCTTCGGGTACAGGCCCGCGGGCAAATTCCCGCTGTTCGCATTCGTTTGTGAGATCAAGCATTTTCGTTTTCCTCAGCGTTATCGGTTTCGGTTATCGTGTTTTGGTTTTGGGGTGCGGGGTTGAGCCCCCAATATTCCCGGATGGCGGAATCAACCACCTTTAAGTCATTGTCGATTTCCCGTTGGGGGAACATGTCCATAGGACTTTTGGCTGTGGTGAAGCCGTCCGACTGCGTTTCGAAGTAGTGGCGTATCCCATCCGTACGGGCCAACAGGACGATGCTGAACAGCCCTTCAACAGTGAGCTGGTTGTCCAGCATTTTGCCGACCGTCTTAGCCTTGATTTTTCCCGTATCGCTGGTTTCGGTGTGGTGGAGAAAGTAGACGATGCAGTCGGACGGCGTCTTCTGAATGATGAATTGCAGTAGATTGTAAAAGTCCAGTGCAATATCCGTGAACTTCCCGTATCCCGTCTCTTTTGCCTTGTTGAACAAGGCAAAAGCCATGAGTGCCTGACTGTCATCGATGGCATAGGTTCTTCCCTTTGGATGTGATAGATCTTTTGCTATTGAGGCATACGTTGCTCCGTTCCTCGTGGGCAGTTTTTTGCGGAATGGCAGTGGTTTTGAAGCTACGTTGAAGATGCCGATTTCTTCTTGCTCGAAGTTCCGTAAGGATGTTGACTTGCCGCTCCCGCTTTCGCCCAGAATCAATACGGGGATGCCCATTGTTTCCTCCTCTCGTTTCAACAGGGTTGTAGAGTGTTCGTGGTGAAGATGATTTCATCAGGGCCGTGGTATTCGGGTTCGTCCGGTATGGTGCGGTCGACGCTCTCGCGTTCGTCGGGATACATGTCTGCTTCCGGCTTCATCGTCCTTCCTCCACGGTTAGCGGTGCCATGTTGTTGAAGAGTTCCCGGTCCTGCGCGTTAAAATGGCTCATGAGCAAGAAGCCGAGGGCGACGAGGAGCGCAGCGAGCCATGAGCGTTTCCACGGGATGATCTTCATGCCGCGTCCCTCTTGCGTTCGGCTTCGGCAGCCGCGTCGAGTCTGGCGGATACGGCGTCAATGGTGACGTCGAGGATATCGCGGACGGTGGCGGGGTCGAACGTGACGATGTAGTCGCGGACGTCCTCGTAGGTGCAGTGGGCGAGTTCGTTGCCGTCGATGTCGTTCACGAATCCGAGGCCCTGCGGCTCGAAAACTTGGGGAACGCGGCAGGTTGCGGTGCGGAGATGCACCAGCCGGGAAAGCTCTGAATCCAGTTCCTGAGCGGTCATCCTGTTCAAGTCCTTCATGGTTCCTTTCTCCTGCATTGATGTTCGGATTGGCGTCCCAATCCCGTTTCCTGCCCCGGAATCCGGGGCAAGTGCGGGGCTAGGCGCTTTACCAAGCGCGGTGGAGTGTTGCGGGGAAGTCGATGCCGGGGAAAACGCCGAAGTCTTCGGGCTCGTTGTTGAGCCAGTCTTCGAGCAACCCCTTGGGGCGATACTCGGAAGCCTTGACCACCTTTCCGCCGTGCTCGTTGGCAAATTCCCGCGCCTCTTCGAGAGAGTCGCATTCGTCCACGGTGTCCATCCCGTTGAAGGGGGAAGTTCCGATTACGAGGTAGGGGGCGGTGGGCATGGCGTTCTCCTTTGGTATTCCGTTCGTCGTGAAGAGATATTACCAATAGGAAATATTGAAGTCAAGAAAAATTTCCGATAGGATATTATGCACGCAAAAAAATACCGCCAACACCATGAAGGCATCGGCGGTCACGCCCGGCAGGGCACAAAAAAGCCCCTCACGAGGAGGGGCATAGGGGAAGAACAATGTCTTGGAGATTCATGCCAAAATCAGATCCCATATCTACCTCGGAGAAGGTTACAGACATGACAAACAGGATTTTCATGATCCTGAATTCGAGCAGCAAGCCGGAAGAGGCGTTGTTCAAACTGTATGACAGGGACGCTGGCGAAGACAAGGACGTGTTCGTCATGGCGCTGGTCGGGGCACTACTGCTCAGACAACGGCAGTGGGAGGCGGCTCGGGTTCAATCCACGCCCCCGCACCGACGAGGCGATCCTTTGAAACCTGCTTTCCCGCCACCGCCGCCACCGCGACCAGAGAAGAGGAGATAGACAAGAGATGGACAACATAGAATGGAGGAAAACATGGCAATAGAGCTGAATGATTTTGTCGAAAAGGTGCTTAGAGACCTTGCCGGATTCGTGCCGGTGGGGGAGAGGGTAGAGTTTGAGGTTTCCCCCGCGTATGTCGCCAGTTTTTTGAAATCTGACGGAAAGACTCTATATGGGGAAGAGGCAACACATGCTTATCTGGGAGAAAATTCAAACGGAGATAAACTTATTTTTTCCGTTCCCCAACAATACGGGAAGGCCACACAACAGGAACAGAAAACATGACGCGTGAAGTCTCTTCATTTATCTGTTCAGTTGTCTTTTTTCCGCCAAGTTCCAACTTGACGATAGGGATCGAAATCTCGCCGCCTTTCTGTGTTCCGTCTCTGCCTTGGACAACAACGGCAATATCAAAAGCTACAGCATGAACATTCGGCATGTTGTCTTGTTTTGGCATGTCGATAAGAATACCACGGGCATCAACTACATTACCAACATGATAGCGGCCTTGTGCCTTTTCTTGCGCGTCAAGAATACCTTCACCGACTTGGGTGATAACTTCAGAAACAAATGTTTTTAAGTCCATGAATCACCCTTTTCCCGCTCCGGCGGGGACTTTCATCTGTACTCAACATAGATGATCACGCACCCGGATGGTCTCCGTTCGCGCCTTATCTCGCGGAGGCGGGGGTGGTCTATGCTGTCTTTTTGTCAGGATCTGAGGAACTGCTTTGAGTGGAAGCTATGGGGCGCATAACTTCTTTGAGTACATCTAGTTGTGCCTTGAGAATATCTCTTTCTTTCGTCAAGTTAGATAATTGAGCTTCCAATAACGCTATGCGCTTTGTGTCTTCTGCAGGGGGGGTATAGATGTCACCCGGAAGAATGACACGCGCACCAATAATATCCATAATCGGTGAAATTTCTTCAACTTTAGGGCTTCTAGATCCTCTAGTCCAGCGAGAAATATTCACAGTGCTTACTCCCGAGGCTTCAGAGAGTGCAGCACCGCTTCCGTACTGTTCCTTTGCGCTGTTGAGAGCGCGCATAACTGAGTCAAAAAAATTTTCCATATCATCAAATTACCATTAGTTAATTTTGAAGTAAAAACCCTTCGGTAATTTTTGTCTTGACCAGTTTATTTCCTATCGGTAATATCGAGGCATGAAAGTACCAATTGTGATCGAGATCGAAGATTTTTTATGTCGTTACGAGGTTACCCAGCTTTCTCTTGCGAGAGAAGCAGGAGTATCGCCTGTGCTTCTAAACAGGCTGGTAAAAGGTAGCCGAAGGGATACTACGTCAAGTAATGCCGATGCGTTACGTGCAGCTATGCGCCGCCTATCTTCCCCCAGTACTCCCACCGAACCCGAAGAGGTAAGCAATGCTGAGTAACTTTTTCCTCGCCGTTGCCGTGGGGCTCGTCATGCTTGTCGTTTTCATGCCCAGAGACTAGCCCCTCCGCGCATCGC